ATCCTTGACTGGTAGCAACGCCAACATGGTAGCCATCAACTCAGAAGCACACAGTCTACACACTAACAGAGGTGTGGGTCAGAGAGTTGTGCTACATGGTGGTATGCAGTCAGGCTCTCAAACGCTTGGCGACTACGACCTGACAGCCTTGTCCTTCGCTGCTCAGCCTCATGGTGGTGTGATGCGATTCAGCCACACAAGTAACTTCAAGCCTATGGGTGGAACTTACATCTTGGAGGCTCGTAGTTTCGCCAGTCCATTCGATGATACAGGTTGGGGACGAAGTGGTATGAGTGGTACAAAGACAAGCAACCCATACCAAACAACAAGTTCAGTAGCCAGTCAGACAAACATGGCTGATGATTCAGTGCAGTTTATGCTGCGACCTATACGACTCCTCGACAACCAACACATAGCGGTATTCAGACCAGCATTGGCTTTGCACACTGATAGCAAGCAAAACGGTAGCACTGCGTTCACTGCTACTGCTGGTGGTAAGTATGGAATGTTTACCTACTCAACTCCAAACGGTAGAGCAAGCAGCGGGTCATACATGCGTGCTACCAATCCTAACACATCAGCGCCATACCAACCAGTGTATCTTGTTGAGAGCAGTAGCGACACTGTGCCAGTATCGAAAGGGCCGAAGTTACCGGGAACAGAGGTTACTGGCTTTGATAAGACGACACTGAAGAGCACTGTTACTCGACTTGTCATCAGTGAAAACACATTACAGCACTTCAAGAGTGATGCTCCAAGAAGAACTGGTGAGAGTAAAGACTACACCGTCAAACCAAGATTCAGTCAATCGTTGCACAGCAAGGGACATAAGGAAGATGTATCGTTCAATACATCAGACCACAGTGGTGATGCATGATGGGTTTACTCAAGGACAAGCGAGCAACAGCCGACACGGATGTTGTGATGAAGGCGGTGCGTAAACCAAAGTTTGTGGACAACGCCCTTCATCTTGGTGAGTATACACCACAGAAGAACTTGGAGAAGAAGGTCACGGTGAGGCAACGCAAAACCACCACCTATGCTGTCTCTACACCACACACTTACACCATGACAGAACTACAGGATTCTGTTATCCTAAAACACACAGGCACGCATGGGCGAAACTACGAAGGCTCTGTGGTTTACTTAGGTTCAAGCATTACCAGTGACAGCGATAAAAACAAACCAGTGCTGCTTTATGGTAAGGGTGTCGATAGTGAAAGACTGCGAACATCTTCAGTTGTTAATAGTGGCACTGGAACCACTTTTGCTGTAAGAAACATGAAGGGTAAGACACTTAGTAAACTGGGTTTTTCTCAAACACAGGCTCACTTCGGACAACCAATTGATGCTGGCTTAAGAACAACAGACTTGGCTATACGCATCAGCAGAGACATCGCTGATTCTCTTACGTCTGTAAACATCGCACTGCCATTGAGTCCAAGCAATTCTCAAGTTGATAGAAGACTACACAGCAACAGTTTCGTTGGTGTAGACTTTCATGGTATTACGCTTGTTGATGCTCTACGGTTCATTAGCCGTCATGATGGCCGAGTCATCCACTTTGACAGGTTTGGTAACTTGCTTTACGTCCCATTCCAGTTTGAGGAGAAGAGTCGATTTATCGACCACTATGCTCGTACTGGCCCAGCAATCAATAACCCAATTGAAAACATATCGAACAGAGTAATTGTAGAGGGTCTACCAACGGCTGTAAACGATACTGCGTTTGCTGAAGTAAACAACTCAGAAAAACAGTCAGGTCGGGCTGGTGAGGTGTTAGAGGAACCACAGATTGTTGGTGACTTCACTGTTCGTAGTAACGAACAAGCAAGAGAGACTGGTCGTAACATACTGAAAGCAAATGCAGTCATGCTTGGTAACCTCACGAGCGCAGGTCATCCGAATAGTTGGGACTTGCGACCCGGTATGATTATCGAGTATAATGGACAAAGAAAAATCTTAGTCGAAGTAAGACATAAATTCTCTCAAAACGTCGCTGACCTTGTATTCCTGAGTGTAGACAGTGGCGTTGAAGGCGTTCTACAGGGTATACTTCAAGGTACTAAAAATTCTGGTGACCAAGTTGATAGCATCGAGCAGATTCTTGAGAAGAACATGGCTCTGTTTGGCGATGTTGAAATTGTTTCAGTCGTCGTAACAGAGATTGTTGGACACGGTGTATCAGGCGATGGTTTCATCATAGGGAGAGGTATGGGTAGAGGTGTGGTCGGCGTTGCTACTGGTGAAAAAGTCGGTGGTAGCAAGACTGCTAAATTTACAGAGAGGGGTGAGTGAATGCCAGTATCAAATCATGTAAGACGGTTGTTGATTGAAACGATTGCTGATAACATCAATGAAATGGTCATTGGCTTCGACGGTAACCCTGCTACGAAAAGTGATGGTGCTGCTGGTAGACCCGCCAAGGTTGTCAATCCTACAGTGCGTATCGTAAGCGATTCTTCACTACTGGTTGAAGGATTCTTAGACGCATCTCATTCCTTCAACGAATCGCTCAAAGAAGTCTTCATTCAATTCAGAGGCACACTCAGCACTATTCCAATAGCGAGACACACCATAGCATCGTTTACAAAAACAAAATCAAACGAGATACGAATACAAATACTCATTGAGGTGAAATAATGGCCGACAATCCAATATCAGGACACACAGCAGGGGCAAACGATGGGCTACGAGACGGTGACCACATCCTATCTCCGTCACTAACGAACATCTACGAAGGACTACACGGTAACGGTGTACTCAACGCACACGATACAGCCTTTGGTAGCAGTGATAGAAACACTCCTACAAGCCTACCCGGTGCGGTAAGTGGTAGTAATCATCAAGTCACAATTAAGGCTTGTAGCGTTATTCTTGATGGTGTACCTTACACTATTGATAATGGGTCAGGTGGTGATGTCACTATCAACTTAACAGATAGCACAACAGGAGGCTCAGCATTCCTTGCAGGTACAACCACTAACGCCTTGACATCAGGAAAGGAGTGTTTGTTCGTCATTGTAGCAACTTCTTTGGGTGCGAAGTTTGTTCAAACTACACCCGTTACAACTGCCGCTGGTGCATACTCAGACATATCAGGTTCAATAGCAGATGCTTACTTGAAAATGAGTGGTGTCAGTGCTGCTTCAAATAAGCAAACTGTGGTCTTGGCTACTGTCAGGGCTACGTTTAACAGTGGCGCTGCTGCTGCGAATGACCTCAAACTCACACTTTCTGAAATCAACGACAAGCGAGTATTTGTCCGACCTTCGCCGTTCTATTTGTCTCCCGTAACTACGGGTGCGGTGGGTTCGACAAACCACTTGAACACACATACTGCTTTGGAGGACATTCACGGCACTGGTGAAGAAGGAGACTTTGGTAGCAACGGTGTTATGTGGTTGTCGTATAACGAAGATGACAACTTACCAAACCTCTACTTCAGTGCTAAGGATGGGTCGAACCGTCACACACATTTGCTTGGGCCTAATCGCATTAAAGCACTGACTGCGAGTCTTGCTTTTGAGTTCGATGATGCACAAGTATTCACTTTTACTGGTGGTAGCGCTAAGTCTTTGACTCCGACAGGAACATTCCCTCCCGGTCACACAGTTATTGTGAGTAACGCAGGTGCTGGTGTTGTTACCTTTGACCCCAGTGGGTTGAATATAGGGCTGGCTAACACCGAGGCGGTTATGTTCGTATACAACGGCACTGCTTGGGTCAAGGTGATTCACAGTTCTACAGTCACCCACATAGCAAGCGGAGCAACTGGTTTAGTTCAGTTGTCAGATGGTGCGGGTAGTCATACAAGCGATGCTAAGTTGTTTTGGACTGCTGCCTCGTCTACACTCACTGTCAATGGTAAACTGACCGTTACAGGATTGATTGACCCTACAGGGCTTGAACTCACACCCGTAGCAGCCAATCCCGGTGGGACTACCGCAAACACGCTTTGGCTGGACAATGGTGCATCTAACGCTTTGAAGCATGGAGCAAACACTGTTCTTAACTCAGCATCAAGCGTTACTGACTTGAGCGATGTATCAGCAGTAGGTTCGGGTTCAATCATTAGCACTGCTGAGAGAAGTAAACTCACAGCCATAGAAGCGGCAGCCGATGTTACTGATGCGACAAATGTCAATGCCGCTATTACTGGTCACGCTTACACAGCAGCAACAGTCAGCGCTACTGACAAAGTGCTGATTCAAGACACAGATGGTGGTAACGCAGTCAAGACTGTTACTGCTTCTTCTATAGCAGCATTGGCTGGTGATGGCTCAAGTATAACAGACGCTGATACTGATACTAAGATAGATGTGGAAACTTCATCAGATGCCGATACTATCTCCATGCATACGGCGGGAACTGAGAGAGTCTTGATTGATACGAATGTCAATCTCGGCGTTGATGTTGATTTGACCTTTGAAGGCTCTACGGCTGTAGGTGACTTTGAGACTACGTTAACTGTAACGAACCCCACTGCTGATAGAACAATCACTCTACCTGATTCTACAGGCACTGTTGCCTTAACAAGCGACCTTGCGGCGGCTGGTATAACAGCACTAACAGGTGATGTTACAGCAAGCGGTTCAGGTTCAGTAGCGGCTACTATTGCGGCTGATGCAGTTACTTACGCTAAGGTACAGAATGTAGCATCAAATAATGTACTCTTAGGTAATGACAACGGAGCAGGTTCAGAGGTTCAGGAATTAGATGCGGCGGCAGTAAGAACTATCTTGAGTGTTGCAGAGAATGCAACAGAGTACACAGACGCTATGGCACAGGCCGCTAACGCCCCTTCCATTTTAGCGAACACAATATTAGCAAACACCAACACTAATGAAATTAACAACATAGCCGTCAAATCATCGAAGTT